GGAGGGGACAGGATTCGGATGCCGAGCGCACTATCCAGACGACGATCCGAGCCAGCCGATGCGGTACGCGAGCAAGCGGTGGACGGAGACGGAGACGGACGCGGGCGGCCAGCGGCGAACCCGGCAGCGGATGACGGTTTATTATCCGGACCGGATCGAAAAGTACGTGATGGGACCCGGCGGACAGTGGATCGAGTTCGCCGAGCCTGGGCAGGCGTGGCCGACGCCCTGGGTGGATGGGGCCCGGCAGCCCCTCGGCATTCCGGTGTTTCATTTTTATAACCCCGGGGTGCGCTCGGAGCTGTGGAATGCGGTGTTCATCCAGGACGCGATCAACAAGAGCGCGCTGGATTTGCTGGCGGCCTCGGATACGGAAGGTTTTCGTATTCTGTTCGCGCATGGGTGGTATCCGACGAGCGACGGCCAGCCGCCGAAGGATGACGAGAGCAACTTGCTGCACGTGGCGCCAGGTCAGATCATCGGCTCGACGGACAAGGATGCGGGATTGACACCGATCGAGGGCGGGGACCTGAGCAAGCTGGAGGCGGTGCTCAACGGCTGGATTCTGCGGCTGGATCAGGTGACGGGCACGCCCACATCGCGGCACCAGATGACGGCGCAGGTGGCCAGCGAGGCGACATTGAAGCAGCAGGAGTCCAAGCTGATCGCGAAAGTCGAGGAGCGGCAATCGCTCTTTGGTGGGGCGTGGACGGATTGCCTGGCCATGGCGCGGCGACTGGAAAATCTGTGGGGCCGGAAGGGGCTGAACGAGGAGTCGCTGATCTCGATCCGGTGGAAGCCGGCGGCGACGCGGGACGAGACGGCGGAGCTGGGGCGGCTGGTGCTGAAACGGGAGAAGTTGAGCGTGCCGCTGCGGCAGATCTGGATGGAGGCCGGCTACGATCAGAAGGTGATTGAGACGATGATGCAAGAGCCGGAGATTCGGAACCTGACGTTTGCTACCTATCCAGGAGCTGCCTAATGAGTGACAAGATACGTGAACTCTTGGCTGAGTATGCTCATCGCGCCTGGTCTGGATGGATGGCGTTTCTGTTTGACAAGTCATTCGTTAGAGAGGATGGCTCCGTTGTCATTCCGGCCGATCTCGTTGCTCGTTGGAAGCGGCAAATCAATACTCCCTATGCCGATTTGTCCGCTCACGAGCAGGATAGTGATCGCGAGGAGGCCGATAAAATGCTCGCAATTCTTTGGGGAGACCTAGAGAATGGCTGATTTGAGGGACCGGCCAGGCTGGGAGGAACGACTGAGGGCGGGGATCGCACGATTGCAGCCGGGGCAGCTCGAACGGATCATGCGGTACGCGCGCTCGACGGGCGAGATTGACGTGCCGCCCGAGCTGTGGAAGCAGTTTGGCCGGGAGATGGGGGATGTGATCCGGCCGATCATGGTGGCGGTCTATACGCAGTCGGTGGCGCAGATGGCGGGCCAGTACCCGACGCTGGGCGTGGATTGGACGCTGATCAATCGCCAGGCGGCGCAGTGGGCGAGCTCGTACACGTTCGACCTGGTCAAGCAGATTGACGACACGACGCGGGATGGATTGCAGAAGGCGATCCGCAGTTATTTCGAGATGCAGAAGAGCATGGGCGAACTGCGGAAGGAGATCGGGGAGTTCATCCCGACGATTCAGGACAAGCTGGGGCGGACACTGTTCAGCGCGACGCGGGCAGAGATGATCGCGACGACTGAGGTGTCGCGGGCGAGCGTGGCGGGGGAGCTGGCCTGGCGGGCTGAGATCCGCGCGGACAATCCGGGGATCAAGATGAGGGCGGTGTTCAATACGAACGCCGATGAGATTGTGTGCCCGGTGTGCGCGCCGCTGAACCAGCAGGCGGTGACGAAGGGGGATTACCCGCCATTGCATCCTCGGTGCCGGTGCTGGTTGAATCACGAGATTGCGAATTTGAGGGCATGAGGGCGATTCACGAATCGCCCCTACAGGCCCGTGTGGATAAGAGGCATTACCGAAACAACGGGGAAATGATGTCAGTCACAATCTTGCAGGGAAATTGCCTGGATACACTCAAAACCTTGCCTGCTGGCTCTGTCCAGTGCGTGGTGACATCCCCGCCGTATTGGGGCCTGCGGGATTACGGGCTTGAGCCAATGGTATGGTTGAATGGGCATGCGCCATGCGCTGAGCATGAATGGATAAAAAACTTGCAACCATCAGCGAATGGGCAGACAACGCATGGGATGATTGGGGAAACGTTGAGTGGATCATCTGCAACGCGCAAGCCAAAGTGGTCTGATTTCTGCCAGCGGTGTGGCGCTTGGCGTGGGCAATTGGGGCTTGAGCCATCGCCCGAGTTGTACGTTGAGCATCTAGTACAGATTTTTCGCGAGGTGCGGCGAGTGCTGCGGGATGACGGGACGCTGTGGTTGAATCTTGGCGATAGTTACGCCAGTGGCAAGGGAACTTGTTATAACCCCGGAGGCGGCACTGACTCACTCGGTCAAAAGCGCAAAGCTGCCGGGGCGCATCCGCTTGACCGTGGCAGCAAATCCACATTGGCAGCGAGTGGCCTAAAGCCCAAAGACCTGGTTGGCATTCCGTGGCGCGTGGGCTTTGCATTGCAAGACGATGGCTGGTGGTTGCGGAGCGAAATCGTTTGGGCCAAGCGCGCACCGATGCCAGAAAGCGTCACTGACAGGCCAACCCGCAGCCATGAGAAAATCTTTTTGCTGACAAAGAGCGCTCGATATTTTTATGACCTGGAAGCTGTGCGCGAAATACCAGCCAATTATGACCGCAAGGGCGGGACTGCGCCCTATACTGCCAACGGCAGCACGACAAATGGGATCGGCTCGAACACATTGCATCAGATGAGTGGTGCCGGTCGCAATCAGCGCGATGTGTGGACGCTCGGTCCAGAGCCTTACCCGGAGGCCCACTTTGCCACCTTCCCAACCGAGATACCTCGGCGGGCAATCCTGGCCGGTACATCGGAGCGGGGCTGCTGTCCGGCGTGTGGCGCACCGTGGGAACGGGTGGTTGAAAAGGGACTGACTGCACACGACGGCAAGACCGCCTCACAATACGACCAGGGCACTACGGCAAATCGGCTTGCATTACTGCGCCAAGCCGCCAGGGAACGTGGCGATGAATATCATAATAGAGCATGCACAACGGGTTGGCGTCCGACCTGTGCCTGCCCGCCGACCGACCCGATCCCGTGCACGGTGCTCGATCTGTTCAACGGCAGCGGAACGACCGGATTTGTCGCCATCAAACTCGGGCGGAATTACATCGGCTGCGAGCTGAACCCCGACTATATTGAACTGACCAACAAGCGACTTGGGAAAGTCCAGCCTTTGCTGGTTGTTGAGTGAATCACGATTACCGCAACAAGCGTGAAGTGTAATCAAAAGCGCGGATGAGATGTCCGCAGAGGAGATGGTGAGATGCCAGACGAAGAGGGAACGACAGGAACAACGGGCGGGACGCCCCCAGGGGCCGGAAGCGAGACGCAAACGGCTGAGACTCTAGAGACGTTCGAGACGTGGTTGGGGAAGCAGCCCGACGCGGTTCGAACATTGCTGGAGGGACATACCGCCGGCTTGAAATCGGCGCTGGATAAGGAGCGGGCCGCGCGAAAGAAGAAGGACGACGAGGTGGCGGCGGCTGACCTGAAGCGGAAGCAGGCCGAACTGTCGGAGACGGAACGGCTGAAGGCGCAGCTCGGCGAGGCTGAGAAGGCGAAGCTGCAAGCGGAGGCGCGGGCGAGCGACCTGGCGATCCGGCACGCGGTGGAGCTGGCGGCGACGAAGCTAAAGTTCCACCGGCCCGAGGATGCTTACGCACTGATGGACCTCTCCGGGGTGTCTATCGGCGACGATGGCAAGGTGGCGGGCGTGGACGAGACGCTGAAGGCGTTGGTGAAGGAGCGGGCGTACCTGGTGGACCAGGGCGGATCGGCGCCGGATACCGATGCTGCCAAGCGTGGAAGTGGGAAGGGCGTTACCGAAGCTGAGCGCATCGCGGCCTGGCGCGAGCTGGGGCTGACACATGCGGTGCGGGCGGCGACGGCGACGCAACAAACAACAAAACAGTAAAGACGTTGCGATGCAACGTCTCTACAAGCGGAGGATGAAATGGCTATTGCAGTGACGGCCGCGAACGTGCGGCCTATCAATCCAATGCCCAACGACGTGGTTGGGGATGTGGCTCTTCACGCGACGATCACGGCCGGCCAGTTGGTGTATCACGACGGAACGGGCTGGGCCGTGGCCGTGTTGACCAACGCGACGACCTCGTGCGCGGTGGGCGTGGCGCTGGTAGGTGGCTCGTCGGGCGAGTACATCCCGGTGCTGACGCGCGGGCGCTTGACGGGATGGACGGGACTGACGGCGGGGGGGCGGCTGTATAGCGCGGCTGCCGGCGTCGTGGATTCGGCCCACCCACAGTACGCCTTCGACGTCGGTTTTGCCATCAGCACCACGGACTGGTTTTTCAACGGTGTGAGCGGCGACGCCCACGCGAGTTAGGTGGGGGTGACACATGGCTTATACAGTGGTTGCGGCTAGTGTGCGCCCGATCAATCCGAATCCGGGCTATGTCGTCGGGGACGTGGCGTGCAACGATACGATCACGGCGGGCGATATCGTCCATCACAACGGGACTGGATGGGCACCGTGCGGGATTGACGACATCCCCGAGGCCGTGGCGCTGGTGGGCGGGGCATCGGGCGAGTACATCCCGGTGCTGACTCGCGGGCGCGTGACGGGATGGACGGATTTCACAGCCGGCGCACGGGTCTATACGGCGGCGGATGGCGGGACCGATGTGAGCGCCTCTACGGCGTACGACATCGGGTTCGCTATCAATACGACCGATCTTTTCTTCACTGGCGTCAACGGTGACGCGGTGACATAGGATCACTGGCGTCCATGGTGATGTGACGCGGTGTAACAGGAGTAGAGCAAAATGGCTATTGGACATCGGAACTTGACTGATCTGGGTCTGCCGTCTGGGTGGGATGGAGCCGCATTGGAGCGGATCCGCTTGCAAGACGGTACGAGCATTGCGGAGGTGGTGGCGTTGGTGCAGACGGCGGTGGCGGGCATCAATGCGGAGCTGGCGGCCTCGCCGCTGATCGGCGGGCTGGCGTACCAGACGACCGAGCGCACCGTGCGCTATCGCGACGGCGGAACATCGGGCACGATGGACGTCCACACGGAATATGGGTTGCCGGTCGAGCAGCGCGCAGCGATCGAGGGGCACATGCTGCCGCGCAAAAAGCGCGACCTGGGCCTGGCCTGGACGTGGGACTATCTGAATGATGCGATCATGGACGACATCCGGGCGGACATTCAACTGGCGATTGACCGCATCAAGAACGAGTACGAGAAGGCGGTGCTGACGCGGCTGTTCACTGTGACGCACAACACGGTCGAAACGTCGGGCTATGACGTGGGCCTGGCGGACGGCAACCAGTCCACGGTGATCTGGACGCCGCCGAACTATGATGGCCAGGCGTTCGCCTCGAGTCACACGCACGCGAACGAGCGCGCGGCGCTCTCCGTGGCGAACGTGACGGCGGATGCGGCGCACCTGCGGGAGCACGGGCACATGCCGCCGTACATCCTGCTTTTCTCGGAGGCCGACCGGGCTTCGTGGACGGCGCTTTCGGCATTCGTTCGGCGCCAGGTCGACGGTGTGCAGTATGGATCGGGAGTTGATATTGCAACCGTCAGCGACGAATTCATCGGCGTGTTCGAGACGGACTATGGCGCGTGCCTGATGAAGCCGAGCACGCGGATCCCGACGGGGTATTATGCCCTGGTGAAGAGCTATGGGCAGAACCATCCACGGAACTCGCTGCGGTGGTGGTACAACACCAAATTCGGTCAGGGCGTGACGCTGCTGCCTTCGAAGCAGTATCGGACGTTCCCGATCGAAGGGCTGATGATGTACAGCGAGTACGGATTCGGCGGGAACGATGACCGGACGAACGGGGCGGTGACGGAAATTGGGAGCGGCGGGACGTATACGTCGCCGACGATTTCGTAAGAGACCCCACCCCCGGCCCCTCCCCCGCGCGGGTACGCGCTGGAGAGGGGAGGAAGGGAGGGGGTGTTGTGTGAACGGGAATTACCACAACAGGGGCGGATCGCAAAAGGCGATCACAAAAGGACGGATCACGATCCGCCCCTACGATGGAGGAAAAGATGAACATTACGAAGGAACAATGGATCGCGGTGGCGAAGGTGGTTCTGGCGGCGGTGCTGGCGATCGCGGCGATCTTTGGGTACGACTTGGGTGTGATTCAGCCGCGCGAGCGCGGGCTGGGTGCGCTCAGCTCGCAGGGGCTGGGGGTGGAGCGAATTACTCACCCGGTGTGGATTCAGAATAACACGTTGAAGGTGGATCAGGCGATCACGGCGAGCGGCGGCGTGGTGGGCAACCTGACGGGCAACGTGACGGGCAATATCGCCAGCACGGGAGCCAACACGTTTGGGTCGGTGAGCGCTACGTACCTGACCGGGACGACGTCCATCGCTGGCAATCTGGCTGGAAATGTCACGAGCACTGGCGTCAATACGTTTGGGTCAGCGAGCGCTACGTACCTGACCGGGACGACGTCCATCGCTGGCAATCTGGCGGGCAACGTCACCAGCACTGGATCAAATACTTTTGGAACGGCAAGCAGCACTTACCTGACGAGCACGAATGCTATCTCGATGCAGGGAGAGACGTTCACCGGGCCAATCAAGTACGGAACGGCTGCAAACTATACGTCGTCCGCAGCTATCACGCATGGATTTGCGACAACGCCGACTATGTGCATCATATTCCCGAGCCGCGATGTGACTGAAACGTTGACTCTTGCAACGACGACATTCGCGTCTGATCGAGCCAGTCAGGCCACTCCGGTTTACTGGATGTGCGGGAAATAGCATCACTGAGGGGCGAGGGCGAGAGGGCGAGGCGACCTCGCCCCTACCAGGAGGCGAAGGATGAAGACTAGCACGGAGCGGCTGATCGTGATCGGCAAGGTGTTGCTGGGGATTGCGCTGGCGATCGGGGCGATCCTGGGGTACGACATGGGGGTGATCCAGCCACGCGAGGCGGGGCGGCTCGTTCCGCCGGTGGTGCAGCCGCAGGCGCTGTCATCGTCGGCCCGGCCGATCCTGGTGACGGTGAACACGGCGGCCATCACGACGACGACGAACTTTACCGGCATGGACTGGAGCAGCGAGCGGTACAGCGGCGCGGACGTGTATTACTCGATTGACCAGACGGACGTGAACACGCTGACGCTGACGCTGCAGGTCTCGCCGGATAATGCGACCTGGATCAATCACGTGGCCTCGTCGGGGATCGTCACCGACAATGTGGCGGACGCGAACGGCTATATCGCGGCGGCCGTGAACATGCAATACTTTCGAGTCACGGCCACGGCGGGAAACACGGAGGCGGTGACGCCGACGATCCAGGTGTATCTGAGGTGAGCGGCCACAAGGGCCGCGACTACGGGAGGGACTGTGGCGTTTACGTATGATACGTCTACCGACATCGGGAAGGTCCGGTTTGCGATCGGCGATGTGACGAGCGGGTCAGGAGTCAAGCCGGACGGGACGAATTTCACCGACGCGGAGGTGCAGTTGCTGCTGGACCGCGAGGAGAGCTGGGGGCGGGCGGCGGCG